GGTCAGCAGGTCACGCTGGAATCCACCGGCAACGCCACACGGGACGGAACCGCAGCCGTAAATGAGCAGAGCTACAAGAACCTGACCGGCAAGATGCTGGAGATCAAGACCAGCGTGGACGGCCTGGAAGTAAAGGCCAGCGACCTGACCGGCAAGTACACCGACCTGAAAGCAACGGTGGACGGGCTTTCCTCTGAGGTGAAAAAAGACACCAAAATCACCGGCGGCGGCAACCTGATCCTGGGCAGTGAGAGCTTCAAGAACGCCAACTATGTCGGCATTGACAGTAGCGTGGCGTATGGCAATGATGGCAGCGCAACAATTACCAATGCGAACACAAGCCGCGGGTTCGAGTTCAACGCTGTTAGCGCTCATATCACCAAAGGCGTTACCCTATGTCTGTCCGTTATGTACAAACTCATTTCCGGCACCGATGCGCTGCGGCTGGGCATTACGTTTACGAGCGATGACGGACAACGTTACATTGCCTTCATAAAAACCGCTGACCAGCTCGAAATTAAGCAGACAAACGGCTGGGTGCTGCGGTATGGTACATGGACCCCCCGCGAAAACGGCGTTTTGAAAACTGTCGAGTTCGACAGCAATGGCAACTGCACCAACAAGTTTTCGCTGCTGCACCCCATGCTGCAATACGGCAACGCGCCCACCGCGTGGAACGCCAGCTCCGGCGACTATCTGACGCAGGAAAGCGCAAAAAGCCTGTTTTCGCAGACCGCTGACGAGATCAAAACCGAGGTCACCAAGTCAGTGACTGAAACGGTAACGGCCAACGTGAAGGACACCGCTACCAGCGCTGCCAATGATGCCGTTGACCGCAAATTGCAGGATTACGCCACCACCGCAACGGTGAACAGCCTGAAAGAGGATGTCTCCGGCATCAGCCAGAAGGCGGATAGTATCAGCTCAACTGTCCGCAGCCTGAAAGAAACCACCACAACCATTTCCAACGACCTGGACAGCACCAAGAAGGAATTCAAAACCGTTAAAGAATCAGTATCCGCGATTGACCAGAAAGCTGACAGCATTACTCAGACGGTAACGCAGCGGATCACCGGCGGCAACAATATTATCGCGGGCACCGATGACTGGAACAATGCGACCCTGGATGCAGGCGGCAATGACCTGAGCAAAAAGGGCAGCTACACCATTGATGGCGAATCCGTCCATGCGACCAATAGGGCGCAGAACACCCGCTTCCACTTTGGCGCGGACAAAACGCTGGTGATTGCCAAGGGCATGACCTACTGCGCCAGCGTACTGTACAAGCTCAACTCCGGCACGGACAGCCTGTTTTTGCAGTTCGAGACCAAGAGCAGCAGCGGCACAAAAAGTTATTACGGCAATGCATTCAAAAATGCGAAGCAGGACATTGCGCTGGACAACGGCTGGAAGCTGCGCTGGGCGACGTTCACGGCGACCGCGGACGGCTATGCAGACGGTCTGTTTGTAAGCACAGCCAACGATAACGCCACCGTTACCAACGATCTGACCATCATGCACCCCATGGTGCAGATGGGCAACGCGCCTACCGCGTGGACGGCCAGCAGCGGCGATTACCTGACTACCACCGAAACAAAAACCGAGATCAAGCAGACGGTGAGCGAAATTAAGCTGACGGCCAGCACAAGCGGAACCAGCAGCACCATCAAGCTGACGGCAGGCGGAACAGAGATCACCAGCGCACAGATCAACCTATCCGGCGTGGTGACATTTTCGGATTTGAGTACCTGGAACCAGGACAAGACAATCATCAACGGCGGAAACATTACCACCGGGCAGCTGCATAACCTCAACTACACTACCGTGTACGACCTGGACAACGCATGGATACGTATGGGCACCGAGGCCGGTGAGCGTGTATTTTTGGATAACCGCCATATTGCGTGGTACGCAACCATCAACACCGGCAGCATTGGCCTGACCGGCGTGCTGTACTCGGAAGCCGGGCGGTCCTATTTTGGCGCAAGCAGCAAGTACATGAGCTATGGCTGGGTTGACGGTCTGAACCCGACCTCTTACGTTGGGATGCAGATCACCTACAACCGCAGCGATGACAGCGATGCCGATTTTAATACTACAAGAGTTGGCGTTTCCGGCAAGCTGAATGTACACAACCTGGACGTTTGGGGCGAGAAATCCCGTGTGGTGCCTACCAGCTTCGGCGCGCTGAAAATGGCCGCGTTTGAAACCCCTACCCCGACCTTTGCCGATTGGGGAAGGGGCCAGTGCGGCCCCGAAGGCTGGTGCCTGATTGCCCTTGACCCGCGCTATGCGGAGACCATCGCCCAGCACGGGCAGCCCGCCTGGCTGCTGACGGATTGCGATGGAACCGGCCACCTGTGGGCCGAAAACTGCGGCCAGTATGCCATTATACACGGCGCACCAGGGCAGTGCTTTGCCTGGCTCTGCATGGCGGCGCAGAAGGGGTACGAGGGCGGATATGCCGAACCCAGCGAATGCAATTATCCTGCTCCCATGCCGGAAGGCGAAGATTTGGCCGCAATTACCGCCGCCCGCGCGCTGGATTCCAGTGCTGATGCTGCGGACAGCTTGTTGACCGATACCAACGCAAAACTAAATACCAAAAATCTGTTGAAATTGGAGGATGACGAGGCGTGAAAAAACTGACCAGCGTTGCGGTGGTTACCACCGCAGAGGGCGAGCGCGTATCTTACGCTTACACCGAATTAGACAGTGACGGCAACATCACCAGCCAGAACAACAGGGCCTCTTTCGTGGCTCTGGATGAGGATCTTCTGGCCGCTATCAAAACCTTGAAAGACGCTGTAAATGCGCGGCTGTGACACATAAGGGGGTGCAGACTATGACCGATACCAAACGCATTAAAGATTGCAAACGCAGGATTATTGCTGCCCTGAATGATGCCAAGATCCCGTATGCGGTATCTGAGCTGATTTTAGAGAACGTGCTGTCTGCTGTACGTGAAAATATGGCTGCGGAGGAAATGGCAGCGGAGAACCAGCCGAGCCAGGAGAAAAACGAATGAAACAGGGAACGCAATTTGTGCTGCCCGTGGAAATCGGGCTGGATCTGGATGATGTGAGCCGGATAGAATTTGTATTTAAACAAAAAAATTATAATGGCTTCCCGGCCATTAAATCCAACGTCTGGCCGGATGACTGCACCCGGCAGGAAGGACAGAACATCATCCTTATCCCCTGGACGCGGGAAGAAACGTACAGATTCCTGGGCGGCGAAACATTGTACATGGACACCCGCATCACGTTGCGGGACAGCACTGACCAGCCGCAGACGGAGATTCTGGCGCTCAAAATGAGCCCGACCTTATTTCAGGAGGTTGATGGTGCATGATCCAGGTGCGAGTGGCCCAACAGAGCACAGTATCGGTGCGCATTGCCGGGGCGGTGCCCGTGCGGGTGGACGTGGCTGGCACCGCAGTGGTTGGTGCGCCGGAGTATGCAGGACCATATGACATCACACCGTTGTTCTCGGCGCAGACCCTGCCCACCGCAAAGCGGCTGATGCAGCAGGACGTAACAATCCGCAAGATACCGCAGTATGAGGTATCCAACGATTCAAGCGGCTACACACTGATAATAGGAGATGAATACTACAATGCCCAATAAATACGTAAACAAGGTTGTTATCGGCAAGGAAACGAAACTTGACCTTACCGCAGATACCATTACCCCGGACAAGCTGGCAAAAGGTATCACGGCACACGATAAGTCCGGCGCGCCCATTACCGGCACCAGCACAAAAGACGCGGATACCAGCGATGCCACCGCAGCTGTGGCGGAGGTTTTGAACGGGAAAACATTCTACGCGCGTGGCGCTAAAATGACCGGCACGATGCCCAACAACGGCGAAGTCAACGGTGAAATCAGCACCGTTTCCGGTAAGTACACCATCCCCATGGGCTTTCATGATGGTGCGGGCGGAGTGACCATCGCAGCGACCGAACAGGCTAAGCTGGTGCCTGCCAACATCCGTGAGGGTGTTACCGTATTGGGCGTTAAGGGCGCGATGTCCTCTTCTGAGGGCATGAAGCCGCAGGCCAAAACTGTTACGCCGGGCTTTGATCAGCAGATTGTGCTGCCCGACACAACGTATAACTGCCTGTCTCAAGTTACTGTGCAGGCGATCCCGACCACCTACGTTGATAACGCCGCGGGCGGCCAGACATTGACGATCGGGGGCTGAGCATGGCCGTAAACAAGGTTGTTATCAATGATAAGACCGTCCTTGATCTGACCGGCGACACCGTGACACCCAGCGATCTGGTGGAGGGTGTAACTGCGCACGATGCCACCGGCGTGCAGATCACTGGCACTCGCCCCGCCACAAGCGGCACGGATACCAGCGATGCAACGGCGACAGCGAAAGATATTGCTAGGGGCAAAACGGCGTATGTGCAAGGGGAAAAGGTCACCGGCACGATGTATGAATACGTCAAGGGGAAAACAAAAATCTACTTTACTTGGGGCTCTGAAAATGTCACGTTTGAACGTGACGACGATAGGGATTTAATCAACATAAAAATCCCTTGGATTGGCAACGACGAGATCATGCGGATCGGTAGCTATATAAAGCTTGGAGCCGATGCTACTCTTTTTGGCGACGCTACCGCTGCGGACGTGATTTCCGGCAAAACCATGACATCTACGGCAGGGCTGAAAGTTGTCGGTACCAACACCAATGATGCCGATACCAGTGATGCCACTGCAACGGCGGATGACATTGCCAAGGGCAAAACTGCCTATGTGCAGGGGGCCAAAGTTACCGGTACTGCGGAGCCTGCCGAAAGCAATAACAACGTTGAGGCATACGCCATCACGAGCACCAGCCCCAGCGTGAATTTCAAGCGCACTGACGGGGCAATCAAGATCTGGGGCTACGGCACCATGACCAGTTCCGGCGGCTGGGGCCAGCAGACTACGAGCCTGGTCGCGTTTGAGGGCGACAAGTACCACAAGGGCACCATATACGGCGGCCCAAGCAGTACCAGTTTGAGCCTAAGCATCAGCAATGGAAAACTGACTGGCCTGCCGAGTGGACTGACGGCGATCAGCGCGATTGTAACGAGAGGTATATGATATGAGACTGGAAAACGAAGACGTCCTGCTTCACTGGCCCCTGGCCCAGCACATTATCACCGCGGGCTGGCTCTACAATGACGGCAGCCTGCACCGGGCGCTGGATTTCCGCGCGGCCGTCGGCACGCCGGTATACGCCGCAGAGGGTGGCACGGTGGAGACGGCCTACCGCTGGAACGGCAAACGCACCCAGGGAGATACCAACAGTTACGGCAACATGGTCAAGCTGCGCCATGCAACCTACAAGTACGGCACACTGGAAACGCTGTACGCCCACCTGAGCAAGCTCTGCGTGACTCAGGGCCAGCAAGTGCAGGAAGGCCAGCTGATCGGCTACAGCGGCGATACCGGCAACTGCTATGGAGCACACCTGCATTTTGAAGTGCGCTGGAAAGGCCAGCGTACCAACCCGCTGAACTGGCTGGATGCTGATTTCAGTATGGCCAGCGGCGCGGTAAAATTGGGCAGCTACAGCAGCGTAGCGCACAATATGAAGGAAGTGGAATACATGAATTATGCAATCGACGTGTCAAAACATCAGGGCAAATTCAACTGGCAGGCGGCGTATGACAAGGGCATCCGCCATGCCATGCTGCGCGCCGGGTATGGCCGTTACAGCAGCCAGAAAGACCCCCAGTTTGAGCGCAACGCGGCTGAGTGTGCCCGGCTGGGCATCCAGTACGGCGTGTACTGGTACAGCTACGCCACCACCCCGGCGGAAGCCCGCCAGGAGGCCCGCTGCTGCCTGGCCGCGATCAAGGGCAAGCATCTGTGTTTGCCGGTGGCCTATGACATTGAGTATGAACCGTGTATCTTACGTCTGACCAATGCCCAGCGCACGGCACTTGTACAGGCCTTTTTGTCGGAGATTGAGACCGCAGGGTATTACGGCATCCTGTATGCTAGCTGCGATTTTATCCGCAATCGGTTGGACCACAAGTTCCTGTCCAAATATGATATTTGGGTAGCGCAGTACAGCAGCAAGTGCACCTGTCCCCTGCCCTATGGCATGTGGCAGTACAGCAGCCGCAATGCGCTGGGCATTCCCGGCTACGGCACCAGCCTGGACTGCAACCGGGTCTACAAGGACTATGAGCAGCTGATGATCCAGGCAGGCTTGCAGGGCCACACCGCGCCCACCCCGGAGGACACCACCCCCAACAAGCTGGACAAGCAGCGTATTACCATTGGCCGTATCTCCAGCGGCGACCGCGCAACCATTCGCGCCCTGTGCGAGGGGCTGGGGCTTATCTCCGCCGGCCTGTACCGCGAAACCTGTGCAGATGGCAACCAGTGGATGCTGGACGTTGGGCCGGTATCCAGCGGCGACGCCTGGTACATTATGCGCAAGTGTGCAGAGCTGCAACTGATTGATGCAGGGCTGTACAAGGCCGAATATGTGGAGGAGTGATTTGGTGGATGCTATTGTTGTTGCGCTGATTACTGGCGGGTTGAGCCTTATCGGCGTTATTATTACCAATCTTGCCGGGCAGCGGCGCACAGAGCAGAGGATGGCCACCGCGCAAGCCGTGACCGATACAAAAATTGAAGAGCTGACCCGTGAAGTCCGTGCCCACAATAATTTTGCCCAACGTGTACCGGTGCTGGAAGAACAAATCAAGGTTGCAAACCACCGCATCACCGATCTCGAGAACAAAACCGCTTGAACACGAATACATAGGAGGAAAACTCATGGATTTTGCATCTTTTGGTATGGCAGGGGTGGCGGCGATTACGGTTATCTGCTACCTGGCGGCAACAGCGGTCAAACAAACGCCGCTTGCTAACAAATGGCTGCCGTCCATCTGCGGCGCCCTTGGCGGCCTGCTGGGGGTGGCCGCCATGTACATCAACGTGCCGGACTTCCCGGCCGCGGATCCCCTGACCGCCCTGGCTGTGGGCATTGTTTCCGGCCTGGCTGCGACCGGCGCGGATCAGGTTATTAAGCAGGCAAGCAAAGACAACTGA